TGCTTATGTAAAGGGAACCGTTGCACATGTGATCGTAGACGAGAATGATTTTGGTTGGGTTGTCGAAAAGTGGGATATTAAAAACCACAAGAACTATGCAAGGTAGAGTGATATGAGAATTAAAACTCGTAATCCAAGTTATAAAACCATGGGTCAGGAATATTATGTCTATGAAGGAAACCTAGTTCCCACTCCTAAATGGATTAAGTATGACGCTGTATGTATTACTGGTAATGAATCATTCAGATTCCATATCATACCAACAGATACTATTATAGAGATGGATGATGCAGTTGTCGATAGAAAACCGGCTCCGAAAGAAAAAATAATTCAGGTTGACAATGGTAAAGGAATGTCATATACTGTTATTATCGGAACAAAGAATACAACATGTGATTGCGCAGGATTTGGATTTCGTAAGACATGCAAACACATAGCAATAGCAATAGCAGAGGCAGCATGAGCATAGAAACATTCTTTAATGGCATAGATTCGGACGTCGAAAGACGCAACAGGATCAGGTTGTCTGTAGCAGCATATGCCTATGAGGTGCATGATGATCCTGTCATGTCAGATGCAGAGTTTGACGCTCTTGCTAACAAGATCAATGTTCAGGTAGTCACGGGCAATGAGACCCTGGATGATTTCTTTAGGGAGCATTTCAGTCCTCATACAGGTCAATGGATCCATAAACATCCAGATAAAGTAGGGCTAGAGAGAGTATACGCTAAAGTATTTAAGAGGAAATATCGATGAACATATTGAATGAATGTACTTTTCTGACGCAAGAGCAGATCACTGATATCGAAGAGAAGTATGCTGGTACGTATGTGTTTGAATCTTGCCTAAAGGATAAGGATGGCAAGTGGTTAAACTTCCCTGCTGCTATCTTCTATACGGTCAAAGCTCATCCTGAAGGTTCTAACTACTTTGCTTTGTTTATGTTGCATGGACATCCCATGATTGCTGATGGCATCTCTGCTACAGAAGGTCATATCGTGGGTGTCAAAGCATTCAATGGTGATGTGATTTATTCTCGATATCGCCATGACTATCGGGTGAGCTCTGATAAGACAGTGTTTATCGATGGCGGACGAGATTACCTGAGATCGGGTATGTACGAGACAGATAGGTTCGTTAATATGAAAGTTAACAAAGATAGATTGGAGATCGTAAAGCTATGAGCATGAGATTATTAGGAGTTTTTCTTTCGCCGTTAATGCTGATCGTTGCATTGGCATTTACATTATCAACCGAGCATGTTCATACTCCTTGGTGTGAACATCATGACTTTGAGTATTATGAATGAAATATTTCTCTCGCCTATACCTAAATTTGCTGATCTTGTTTCTAACCACATGCCTAAAATTGCGGATCTGGTGGTCTGTTAATCGCTTAAAAAATCATTATAGGATGACATATATTGGTCCTTTTTATTATTGGAGATTATATAATGTTGATCCGAAAGGTTGGTGTTTTAGAATTACAAAAGTTCTTAGGATAAGCAGGTACGGAAATAAAAAGTACATTGAGGCAAATAAAGGTTATCGTTATAACATCGTTATATTAGGCAAACATTACTGGCCTTAGAAAAGGATATACAAATGAACAGACGTAAATTTTTTGCATTTCTACCTCTTGCACCAGCAGCTCTAATTACTGAGGGTGTGAGAACAGCAGCTGCTTCTCAGGCACCACCAGATCATGTAATAAGCCTGACTCTCACGGGTACTACTAAGAAGAGCGAGAAGATTAACGGCCCTTATTACGAAAACAGCCCTCAATTTATTTTTACAGGCGGTAGCAGTGACCCCAATAAGCAGGTATCGATGGCGGTAGGTGAGGACGGTGAGCTCTGGATTAGGCCAAAAGATAAACAATGGAAGAAGGTAGTGACACAATGACGGAAAATGATATGGAAACATCAGCAGATCGTGCTGCTCGTAAGGAACGTGAAGAACGCCTTTGGAATAAGCAATGGGCTCTGGATAAGTCAATTGAATGGTGTAAGCATATGAATGAGATTTTAATTACACCCGAAGAGACTGTTACGGGCAAGCTTATGACAAGCGAAGAAGTTTGTCAGATGGCAGATATTTTTTATTATTGGCTTTACAAGGATACAAAATGACAACAGAAGAATATGTAGAAAATCTTAAACAATTAGTTCCTGCTCACTTCATTGAGAATACAAAGGATTGGAGCACGTCAGATAAGATGTATGTCTTCCTTCATTATATTCAATTAAAGAACATGGAAGAGATTAAACAGATGATCAAATCACCTAAACGAGTACATGAATACACTAGTAAGGGAAATGGATAAAAGAAAAGGGGGCCGAAGCCCCCTTTTTAGTATGAGCAAGTTGACCTTGCTTCTTATTACATGATGTTTGTGATAAGAACTCTACGATAGTAAGCGTTTGTACCAACAGTAATTGTACCGTCAGAAACGTTTGGAGTTCCTTGAACGCTACGAGCGAATGGGTTTGCGACCATTCCGTAACGTGTCTTGAATCCAATCTTTGGCTGGAATGTATCTTGGCCAACCGCACGAACCATCTGTAGAGGAACGTATGGGCAGTAGAAGATACCAGCGTCGAATGCGTTAGCACCCTTATAACCAACAGTCATATAGTTGCCTGTGGTATATGGATCGATGTATACACGGAAGCGACCGTTAAGAACACCAGCGAATGTATTGCCAGTATCATCAACCTGCATGTTGTTTGAATTAAGAGCAGGTGTGTAATCAAGTACGCCAGCCATCTGAAGAGCAGATGCAACGTCTGAAGAACAGATTACGATATTTGCCTTACCACGACGAGTGTCCTTAGCAACTTGGTTAGCTTCTCTTTCAAGGTGGAACATAAGACCCTTGAACTTTTCAACTGACCAACGACCGTTTGAGTCGGTGTCAAGATCGAATGTACCAGCAGTAGTCGTACCAGTAGCAGCACCAGCAACGGCTGAAAGGTTAATTGTACGAACAACTTCACGATTGATTTCTGCAAGGATTTCAGTCTGTAGGATGTTAGCAAGTTCTGTTTCAGCATCTAGACCATGAACAGCCTTAAGATCCTGAGCAAGTTCCATCGTGTATTCTGCCTTTAGCGCACGAGACTTAGCAGAAACAGTAACCTTATCGATTGAGAAGGCCATTTCTGGGAAAGATTCAGCAGCAACACCCATTGCTTCTGCGGTTGAGGTATTCATACCACCCTTAAAGTTGTATGTTGCAGCATCGCCTGTTGGTGATGTACCAACGGTATTGCCGCCAATACCTGCAGTACCAACACCAGCGAACTGATCAGTGGACTTCATTGTATTTGCTTCGTCGTATAATGCTTCAGTGCCTCTAGCAGATGAGTTAGCGTAGTTAGCTCTCATTGCAAAGATTAGTCCTGTTGGACCAGTCATTGGCTGAACGCCGCAGACATCATAAGCAACAAGATTAGGCATTGCACGGCGAATGAGTGAGATTAGGATTGGATCATAACCAGCAACGCCGGTGCTGCCATTCCCAGTGTAACCTGATGCGCCAACTGAGTTGGTTGCAACTTCGAGAAGTGATTGTTGGCCAAAACCGCCGCCAGCTTCTCTGATTGCCTTTTCTGTGTTCTCAAGTAGAGTAGCAGTCACATTACGACGATGTGCATCAGTGATTCTTGGAAGATCACCATGCTCAAGAACTGGCTTCCACTTTGAGATTAATTCTTCATTAAAACCGATCATTTGTATCTCCTTTTAGAGTTTATGTAAATTTATTTATAATAGATTACTTTTTAAGAGTTCTAGAAATTGAAGCAACATAGTTATTCATCGATGGATCAACGTAAGGAGCTTTTTCTGGCTCTTCTACGCTCTCGTTAAGAAGCTGATCCTCAGTAACCTTTACTTCGCTCTTTGTAGGGAAGTATGTTTCTTTGATGATTGAAACTTTCTTACGAAATTCATCTGAGTCAGAATAGTTGATAGATTCAGTCAGCTTGACGAACTTATCCTTCTGAGTGTCAGTCATTCCTTCAGCAAAAGTAGTAGTGATATCTTCGACTTCCTTCTGGTTTACAACCTTAGAAAGCTCAATATTTCTCTCTGTAGTCTCATTGAGGCGTGACTTCATCTCTTCGAGTTCAGCTGCCATTGATTCTACAACGTCTACTTTGTCTTCTGGAATATCGATATAATGTTCTTCAAAAACATTTTTAAGGTTTAGCATGAAAGATTCAGCAATTTCTGTTCTGATGCCAGACTCGATTGCGAGCTTATTTTCTGAGATCCATTCTGCTACTGCGTAGTTAATATAATTATCTACGTTTTCTAACATTTCACTTTGAATCTTTTCTACGGATTCTTCTAGATCTGTTTCGAATTGGGTCTGAAGTTCTGAAGCGGCTGCTTCAAAAGATTCTTCTAGCTTTGTTGTTTCGATAGAAACTCTTGTTGAAACTGCTGCTTCAAAGAGTGTATTAATCTTGAGTTTAAAGTCTTCTGAAAGATCAGTTGAGTCTCCAAAAATCAATGCAAGGTCTTCTTTTACTGTAGTCATTGGTTGAGCTGGAGCAGCATTAGAAGAATTGACAGAAGCTTTATTCTTTGCAGAATTGTCGCCGGTTGATGTAGCCGCTTTATTGCTGTTGTAAATGTCATCTGGTGACATTCCGATTGTTTCAGCTGCTTGTGCTAGTGTTTCCTTGTCTAAAGATGATGCATAAGCGACCATCTTTGCGATCAAGTCGGAACGTGAGATTCCGGTT